TCGCCTGGTTGATCCGCGTCGAGCGGGAGAAGGTCACCACGGTCGTATGCTCGTCGCTTACGGCTGCAATAGCGCGCTGATCAGCGCCGACGAGGCGATGAAACACCAGTTCTTCGTAGGCTTTTTCTTTGACCTTGCCGTCCTTCTTCGTGCGGATGGCGACCGGGAAATGCAGAGGCAGCGTTACCGAACCGTCCGCGTTCCGGATGGCATCTTCCGGAAGTGCGTCGAGCGGATTGACGTCTTCGTCGACGACGTCGGTGCTCTTGCCGGTATCAAAGGAAACCGGACAATCCTCGTCAACGACTGTGTCGGTCGCTTGCAAGGCGTCTTCATCGAGATCGATGTTCAGGCTTCTTGAGAGTGCCTTCGTCATGCCAGGATCTCCTCAGGCGTGCCGCCTGCCCACTTCAGCGGGATTTTGCCGCCTTCGCCGCCGGTAACTTCCGGCAGGTCGCCTTCAAGGAAGGCATCGTACAGGACGTACGTCTGCCCGGTGTCGCAACGAACCTGAAGTTCGCCTTCGCCCGGATTGAGCAGCGCCGTTAGGCTCTGGCCCTTCTCAAGGTTCGTCGTGACCGACACTTCCGAGCCTTGATACTCCTGGGCGCGGCCGACCTTGCGGCCATAGGTGACGGCTGTATTCTTGATACCGCCGATCCGGAACTTGCCGCCTTTTTCAACGGGGATGTTGGTCCCTTTCCAGACGATATCGACAATGCCCAATACTTGGGTCATGGGTTACGGTCCTTTCTTAGGCCAGGAATTCGAGCGACTGCGCGAAGACCATGAGGTTGCCGACGATGTCGACGATCGGCCGGCCTTCGAGCCGGTTCTTGTCCTCGTCGGAGATAGCGAAGGTGCTCTGCTTGACGGTGGAGCTGACGTTCTGGATCCACACCTTGTCGCCGTAGAGCTTGCAGCGTGCCGCCCAGGACGCCTTCATCCGCGATGGCGTGACGACAGCGGTATTCACCGCGCCGCCATCGTCATAATTGGACGCGAGTGCTGCCGCGCTGTCATCGTCGGCAAGCTTCGAGCGCGGATAGAGCAACGAAACGTAGGATGCCCAATCGTAGCGAATGCGGCTCATGGTGGCGGGCACCATGATGTCCAGCCAGGCGCGATCGGCCACCCCGAGCGAGGTCACCTTGTATGTGGTGATCATGCGCGAGATGCTGGTCGAACCATCGGAGAGATGGTCGAACGTCGAAATGCCCGTCCGGAGCAACAGATCCTTTTCCTCTTCGGTAAACTGGTCGACCGGGTCCGGAGCTTCGACACCTGGCAGCACCAGCGAACGGAGCTGGCGAGCCGGATCGTTGTTTAGATGGAACGCCGCAAGTGCGCAGGCAGATGCCGCAATGTTCCAGGAGCTGGTCGGAGAGTTCTTGAGACCCAGCGCCGTGAGGAAGGCGTTGTTCGTCAACGCGCCGAACGTGCCGAGGTCGCCGAAGGTGCCGGCCTTGGCGACAAAGCCATGGGCGTCAAGTTTCGAGGTCGCGAGATAGCGAACGCGCAGCCATTCCGCGAAGGCCGACATGTTGGTTGCGTCGGACCACGGATGCGTGATCTTCGTGAACCAGGTGTTCTCGATCGCGTCGAGAGCTGTCTGCAGCACCGGGTTTCCGGCACCGTTCGCCATAGCGACGGTCGCGATCGTCAGGCCGCTCGGGATCGGCTGCGCCTTGGTGTTGACGCGAATGTTGATGTCGTTCCCCACTTCGCCGCCGTTGCGGGCGGTATAGGTAACAACGCCGAGCGCTGCGGCGGCAGTGACCACGCAATTCGTATCGGCGTTGACAGCGGCTGCGAGCTTCGCGGCCATGGTTGCAGCCGTGTCGGTCGGCAGCGCAGTGAAGCGGATGTCACGGCCGCCGATCTTGAAGCGCAGAACCGTCGCAACAGCCACCGTGCCGGTGAAGGTCTGGGTACCAGTTGCCTTCGTTGCGCCGCCCGCGTCTGCCATGGCCGTCACATAGAGTGGCGTGGTCTTGTTGGCCTTGCGGAAGCTTGCGACCTGTTCAGCGCCGATCGAGCCGAGGCCGAAATAGGCGATCGCTTCTTCGGGGCGGGTGACCTGAACGAAGTTACCCGGCGCAAGGGTCCCGGTGGCGAGCTTATGGCCGATGATCAGCGCCTTGTCGGGATAGGGCAAGACGCCGGTTTGCGAATAGTTCGCCTTGATCTCAATCAGCGTCGACGGCTCAAGCCAGTCTGACGGGATTTCGTCGAAAACCATGGACATGGCTTACTTTGCTCCTTTGGGTTTGCCGCCAGCGTCGGTAGCTGGTGGATCGTTTGCAGGGGGATCGCCGAAAGGCGGCTCGCTCGGAACAGCCGGCACGGTCGCGGCGACAAGGTCGCCGTCAGCGAGACGGCGGCGCACATAAAGCGTGTCTTCCGCTTTCATGCCTTCAGTCGGCCATGGTCGGCCATCCAATTGCGGGACTGTCCGGCCTTCAGCCGGTTTCAGGAACTTCGTCATGGTCCTCACTCTTGCGGTAGCTCGATCTCATCAGAGACCGTCATTGCGTTCGGGTCGTCGGAGACGGCCCAGGTGACGCCAAGGCGCCTGAACGCTTCGGCGGAAAGCAGGTCGAAGGCGGGCGGCGCGGTCGTAAAGGAGATCTCGAAATCGACCTGCGCAATGACGACCTGGTCGTCGGTGAAGCCGTCAGCAATGACGCTGTTGGCAAGCGTCACGTTGCACATGCCGATCTTGTCAAAGACAGCGCCTTGAAGAAGAGCGACGGAAACATCGACCATGGCGTCCAGGCCGAGGCCGCGCGCATCGCCTTTGAAGCGGGTTTCAAGAGAACTTGAAGCCTTGAAAATGATGATCAGCCGCCAGAGCATCTTGCCCTTCAGGATGCGACCGCTGTCCGGATCGGACTTCATGCCCGTCCAGGCGAGGCCGATGAACGGCGACAGTTTCGCTAGCCGCTGGAATTCAGTCAGCGTCATGGTCTGCGGTACGCGCTCGATGGCGAAGGTCTTTTCGGGAAAGGCCAGGCGCAGGCGATCGACGATCGCTGGTTCCATGGTGCGGATGGGAGCATGAGCGAGCTGCATCAAAAGCCCCGCAAGGTATCAAGCGACATGAAGCGGTCGCGGTCGGACATGCGCGGGCCGGAGCCGACAGCATCGTGGCCGGTCGGCTGGGCGGCGGGGATATCGAGATTGACTAGTTCTTTGGCGATGTTTTCCAGCCAGGTGATCGTGTCCTTGCGCGCGGCAGTCATTTCGTCGCTGGGCGTCGTGGCTTCGCCCTGGGCAAGATCATAGCGGGCAAGCGCACATGTGGCGCGGATGATGCTGTCGGGCGGCACAGCCACCGGAACATGGTAACGGCCACGGATATAACCATTGATGATGTCGCTGGCGTCAGAGAGCGCGGTGTTGACTTTCACCTCGTCAACGGTCTCGGCCGTACGATCCTCGGGGCGCGACAGACGGATCATCTGTGTCTCACCATAGCGGGCGATCATGTCGGAGGCGGTTGCGTACAAGATGTTTCTCCTGGGTAGAAATGACGGCGAGGCCGAATTACCCCGCCGTCCGGGCTTCGCTCTCGGGGTTATTTCTTCGGCGCGGCCTTGCCGGTTGCGCCATCCTGCGGCGCCGTTGCGGCTTCGAGCTGCTTCTGCAGATCCGCAACCGTGGCTTCAGCGATGGTAAGTTTCTTGCCGAGGTCGTCGATCGTATTGTCAGCATTGGCCGTTGCGGTGGACAGCTGATCTTCAAGCTCGGTAATCTTGGCCTGCGCATCCTTCAGCTTGAGGCCGATTTCATCGACCAGTTCGCGGGACGCTGCATTGACGGCGTTCTGAAACGTCTGCTGGATCTCTTCGACCTTTGCGGACACGCGTTTGTTGACCTCGGCCGCTACGGCGTCATCGAATGCACTGCCGCGCGCGGCTTCTTCGTCGTCGATCGTGCGGACGGTGAAGGCAGGATCGCTCATGAAGCGTGCGAGCTGCCCTACCGTCCAATGATCTTCCTCGTAGATCTCCGATGTGGAATGAGGGACACCGTTGCGGATGAGGCCGGGGACGCTGCAGATGATCTGGACTTTCGACATTTACGGGTTCCTTTCGGGTTTCGGGAAAGCGGCTCGATCAGCCGTTTTTCGGAAACCCGCCTGCAGGCTCGGGAGAAAACTGCAGGCGGAAGCGGCCCCATAGTCGGGCCGCGCTGGATCAACCCAGATACGGGATGACAACGACTTCTGCGGTCTTGGCCCAGACGTTGCTTTCGCCGCCATTCACTAGCTCGGCGTTGACGACCTGACGCGCGACACCTTCCAGCGACGGCGGCACCAGCAACTTGACTGGACGGATGTTGATGACCGAACCGTCGCGCTTGCGGATCGATTGCATCGCGGCGCGAGCGGCGGCGTAGTTGGCGGCGTTCAGTGTAGCCTTGGACTTGTAGGCGAGCTGCCAAAGGCCGAAGCCCGCGTTGCAGCGACCATCGACACCCCAGACGAACTTGCCCTGGAAGAAGACATTCGGGTCGCTATCGCTTTGCAGCGGGGTCAGCTTGAACGCCTTGCGGCTCTGCCAGACCATCGGCTTCATGACGTTCTGATCATCGACCAGATACCATGCGGGACCGGCGCCATCGGTGAAGTTGGATACGACCGTCGCGCCGCCGTTCTCGTCATAGCCGGGATGGTCCGTGTCGAAGAAATACTGCCCGTCATAGCAGAGTGTGGTGTCGCCTTTCTTCAGCAGCGGAAAGACCAACTGATCGGGGAATTCGGCCGCGTCCTGACCCATCTGACCGGCAACGGTCGCGAACAGGCCGATCTGGTCATCCTCCATCTGCGAGCGCTTGATCGAGATGGTCTTCTCGAACTCGCGGTTTCGGATGATGTAGGTCTGTGCTGAGAGGTCGTAGGCAATGCGATCGCCGATCCATTCACGGAAACCAGGCAGATCGTCCAGGCGCGGATACTCGTTCATGGCCGTGCTGGACGGCACGGTCATGGCGACGGTGTTGTAGAACGTCTGAACCGAAGTGAAGCGAGCGTTGTAGGCGGTCGAAAGACCGGTATAGACAGCTCGCAGGGTATTGGAATTAATGTCCATGACGGCTCGTTCCTTACGTCGTCTTCAGCCAGACGCCGTCAGCGTCGATGGCATCGATGGTGCCGATCTGCAGCAAGCTGCCGGCGGTCAGGGTGAAGGTGTTGTCGTCGCTGGCGTAGACGGCAGCGCCGATATTGGCGACGGTGGCACCGGCAAGCGGAATGACGCGCAGGTCCTTCTCGATCTTGACGTACTGGTCACCCGTCGCGCCGTTCGTGTTGTCGATACGCTCCTCGGCAAAGCCGAGCAGCTTGACGGCGTTGACGTTGCCTGCCGGTACTGCTTCCTTGTTGGCGGTAATGCCGACCGCAGCGCCGCCATAGATCTTGACGCCGGCAAGGGCGGGATAGCCGTAGGACCGGCCGCCAAATTTCTTCTTCGCGCGGATATCGTTGGTCGCAACCATGATCAGTTACCCTTTCCGTGCAGTGCCTTGGCAGTGTCGCCGAAGGCTTTGGCGTCAAGGCCCATCATCGACATGACCTTGTCGTCCTCGGCCGTCGTGATGTCGCCACTCTCGGGCAGCTTGCGGCCACCAAGACCGCCGCTGTTGAGCGACGGCATCAACTTGATCTCCGCCTCGACCTCGGTCGGGTTCTTCATGTGGCGGGCAATCATGTGATCCTTGAGCGCCGGCACGACCTTGCCGGCCTCGACAGCAGCACCGATGACGGTTTCGGCGCGATCGCGGGCCGTGTTCGTCGAAAGCGTGGTGAACTGCGACTGAAGCGAAATCAGCTGGGTTTTCAGGTCAGCATTTTCCGCGTCAGTGGCGGAGACCTTGCCGCGCGACTGGATCGCAGTCACCAGGGCATCCGGAGCGGTGTCGGCGGCAACGCCGGCAGCCTCGGCAACGCGGGCCATCAGGGCGGCGCGCGCCGTCTGTGCAGTATGCGCCGCCGTGACTGCCGCCATGACGGCAGTCTCATCAGCGGTGTCGGGAAGGCCGAGCGCCTTCCGCAGCTGTTCAAGCATGCTAGCTTCCTCTTTGCTGTGAAGTGATTTCAGGAATGGCAGGTTCGGGTCGTTGGTGAGCGCGACGCGCAACATCTTCGCGACCTTGAAGGGCTTGGTCTGGCCGTGCAGGAAAACCGGGGAGAGATAGCCGTACGATTTGCCGGCCACGATCTTGTCGCCTTCGTCGGTCCATTCGACACGACCCCAGAGACCGTCCGCGCGAGACTGCAATTCGACGATCCAGCCGCGAGCCGGGGACGGGAAACCCTTTTTGCCAGCGAGATCGGTCGAATGGTTTTCATCGACGGGGAGGCGCAGGCCTTCCTTGTTGAACAGCGCGATCAGTGCCTCGTTATCAGGCTTGGCATAGGGGCCACGGCCATCGGCGCCGGTGAACTCGGCGGCTGGCAATATGTGCAGCCAATCCGGCGCACCGGCGTCGGCCTGCATCAGGGCGAGAATGAGTGAGTTGATCGCTTTTTCCATGGCACGAGCAATGCCATGGGCACCAACGCGATATCATGCCCGTCAACGCGGGCGGCATGCTGGAAGCGGGATCAGGGAGGGGATTTATTGCCGGGTGGCGTAGCGATCGACGAACTCGAACACGATCTCTGCGATTGCTGTCTGGTCGTCACTGGATATACCGAGGAACGGGCGAGCGGGCAAGGTCACCTTATTGGCAATGATCAAATTGCCACCCATGCGGAAGAAGAGATGTGATGCCGACTTCGGCTCGATCACCGCCCCGAACTGGTGAGGCGCTGCGTAGATGACATTGGTGCCGACCAGGACATGATCATTACCAGGGCGGGAATTGATGCTGTCGCGCAGCCGGCCGGTTTCGGTCAGGATCCTGCTGTTGCGTTTTCCTGACGCATATTCCGCGTTCAGCGCCTGCCACGCCTGGCCGTCCGGATCTGTTTGCGTGACGAAGCGCATGTGGGTCGATGCGACCAGTGCCGTGCCGATCGCAGCCATGACCGGCCGGGTATTGGTCATCAGTCGGGCGAGCTGCTCAAAGCCGCGCCGAACACTGGCATCCTGAATGGTGACCGAAATTGATGCGCCGGTCATTTCTTCGGTACCTGTCGCAAGGACTTGATGTGAAGCTGGCGGCGATCGCGGCCCTCTACGAAATCAAGCTCGGCTGTCCAGCGCTCGCCTTCGACGTCTCCGACCAATGAGACCGCGCCCGTCTTCTTGTTCTTCACAACCCGACCGGTCTTGAGCAACTGCTTCGGGACAACGGCATACGCATCCAGTGAAACGTCGGCCTCGGCGTTGTCCCGGATGGCTTCGGCGGGCAACCGAAGTTCGGTTCCTGCAGGAAGATCGAGCGCGGCGGCGTTCTTCCCCTTGGTGACGCCGACAGGGGTCCAGCTGCCATCCGGCCACTTACCTTTCAGCGACGAGCTTACGAACGCAGCAATGTTGGCTTCAGTTGCCGTGACAGCCCTTGGACCAGGTGCAGTCCAATCGAGCCAGCTCTTTCCGGGATTGTAGGCAAAGGACGGATCGACGCCGAGCGGTTGATCGGTTCCGAGCTGGTCGAGATCCGGAGCGCGATCAGGGCCGCTCTTGTCCAGGCGACGAAGCCCGCCCCGCGAAACCGGCGTCACGAAGCACCCACATCCAAAACCGTTCGGAGGATAGGCTACCGTCCAGAATGCATCGTTGGCGGGATATACTTTCCCGTCCCATGCCTTGTGCTGCAGGCGGGGGTGCAGCGAGCCGGAGTGATGATACTGCCAATAGGGAAATGTCGCGAGCGTGTCCGGCTCGGTCATCTGTGCATAGCGACCCGCCGCATAGGCGGTACGCGTATTGGTCTCGAAGATTGTCCCGGTACGCCAACCGCGCTCGCCGTTGTAAGACCAGCCATGCTTCTTCACGATCCCGTCGAAGCCCTTGCGGAATTCCTCGAGCGTCGTACCCTGTTCCAGCGCCTTGGCGATCTCCGCCTGGAAGTCGTCGACTATGGCCTGACTGTTTGCGCCGGCCACCATGAACATCTTCGAGTGCGCGCCATCCCAGACATCCCGCCAGCTTTTCGTTGGCACGGCCGTCTTGCTCTTCAGGAAGTCGATCGCCTCGGCAAAGGGCAGATCGATGGCGCTTGCCGTCGTTGTCATCCTCGATACCCCTGAAGCATCGTTTTCGAAGTAGTTTCAAAGCCCGTGGACGCGCTTTGTGGGTTCTCAGCGGAGATTGTCCCGCCGCGCTCGTCTGCGCGCTCCTGTGTGGCTCTATCCATCATCGCGCTGAAGGTCATCGATCAACGATGCCTGACCGATCAGATGCGCCAGCGCCATGCCTCGGGCCATGGCTTCGGCAAGCTCATCCGGAGACAGTTGGAGCTTCGCCAGGCGGTCGGCCGCATCTTGCAGATCGCTCGCCTGCATGAGGGCCTGTTTGACTTCGTCGACCATGCCGTCGATCGCGCCGGCTGCATTGGCGTTAAGGCAATCTGTCAGGCTCTCGATCAGATCGTCCGGTTTTGTGCCGCGTGCGTGGGCTGCCTTTTCGAAGAGGTTCGCGAACATGCTCTGGAGGCTTTTGTCGGACGAAGGCTTTTTGGGGGGCGGGATGATTTCAGGAGCGGCGGTAGCGGCTGGCCAGCCACCGATCATCGGCTCATCATCCTTCGGAGCCGGGATGCCCATGCGATCCCGCACGAAGGACAATGGCGCGGTCAACCCTTGCGGCCCCAGACGTTCGAACGCCTGGGAGAACGCGTCCAGGGGAGTTTCGTCCGGGCGACCGATCAACACCTTGGGATAATGATCCTGTGGCCCGAAGTTGAAGGCCACGATGTTCGGGATCAACTGCCCATTCAAGGTGCCAGATGAGCAAAGCGCGTCGGAGCGCTCGATATCCTCCTGGACCAGACGATGTTCCTTGCTGACCGCATGGCCGCCCGATACTGCGTCGGTTGTTGTCGTCTGCCCGAGCACGAGTTTCGAGATCTCGCGGCTATGCCAATCAGCTCGCCGCTCATACATGTCGGTGGACGTACCTTTCGAGGCTACTTCCTGAAACTCGATGATCATCTCGCGGGGAATGATGGCCGCACAGTCGCCGGCAATGCCGGAGACGGCGCGCCACAAGACATCCTTTTCAGCTTCCGTTGCGCCACGGCCATACTTGCCCAGGCGGATCGGCTGTCCATAGTTCTGGCAGAAGATCGCCCAATCCTTGACCGTGAAACTTTTAAACATCCATGCCCAGCAGGCGATGCGAGCGACACCGGAACGGATGGTCAGGCCGGACTTGGTCTTATGGCGGTGGATGACGAACTTATGCGGAGCTAGCGGCTCGCCCGAAACGCCTTCGCGAAGCAGCACCGTCTCGCCATCGTTGCGGTCGAAGGTGAACCAGCGTGGTGTGCGCCAGATCAATTCGCGCGGCAGCATGTTGCCGAGGCGATATCGCCAATCGATCTCCATGACGGAAAGGCCCTTGCCGATCGCATCCAGCATGTCGAAGAGCGAGCTGCGCAAGATATCGTCATCGATCCACGACTGGACCAACGCGGCATGTTTCTGATGCTCCGGAGAATCGGAGGCCGCCTTGACCGTAATCGGTAGCTGCGCGACCGAACGCTTGCGGGTGGCCAAGACAGCTGCATAATGCAGATCACGCTCCTCGATGTCTTCCGCCAGTTCGAAATAGGCTTCCGGTTCGCCCTGGGCGGCGGCGCGCAAGATGCCGGCGAGCCGGATCGGCGTCATGCCATCGGCCGGGTGGCCGGAGAACGGCTGACGGACTCCGCCGATCGTCGGCCCTGCGATTTCGTCGGACAGATCCTTGCCGGCGATCGTGCGGCCGAGCCAATCCCGGACGGATGCGATAGAGACCATCAGAGTGATCCTCTCAAATAGATGTCAGTGGTGCGGCGGCGGTCGTCGTCATTGAGCGGAGGGCCGCCGTTGTGACCACGATTATCGGTTCCGGATTTACGGTTGGTCTCGTAGTCGTAGGCGATTGCGTCCTGGTTGGATGCGAACCATGCGAGCGCTCCAGCCGGCGCGGTGTCACCGTGTCGGTCGTATCCGTCAGCGCCCTTGCTCGAATGTTCATCCGGCACCTTGATGATGCCATTGACGTAGGCGAGCGCCTGATGGTCGGCGAGGATGTCTGCATCGTTCGGAAACAAGAGGCTCTTATCCCCGAACGCTTCGATATAGGCAGGCATGTTTGCCGCATACCATTTGGCCGAAAGCATCACCTCGTGGATGCATTCGCCCCAGCGCTGCCGGGCCTTTTCCGCAAGGTACTGGCCGTTGCCTCGCGCATCGAGCGCGCCGCCGACCATACGGGGCAAGCCATCGCCGATATAAAAGAGGATGTCGCGTTGCTGGTCGAACGGGATGTTCTTCAGTTCGACGACCAAGCGCGCGCGGCGAATGAGATCAGCGCCGACTTCAAAGACGACGACGGCGGTCTTGTCGCCAGAGCGGGCGAAGTCTTCGCCGAAACAATGTTCAAGATCGGGATTAAGCGCCTTTAAAAGCGGTTTCAATATTGCTTCGCAGAACTCAGAAGCCTGCTCCGCACGCTCGAAATCGTCGAGGTTCTTGAATTCGTCGGGCCGATCCCAACGCACTACGGCGGGCAAATCCGCGCTCATGCACCGCTCGATCAGGACACGAGTCAATGCCGATCCCTCGGCCTCTGCAGGAACGGCGTCCAGCTCTTGCTTCATCTTGGCGGTACGCGTGCCGTAGGCGGAGCGGATCTTTGCTGCCCACTCGTCTTCCTTTTCCTGCGACCATTCCTCGCCCTTGATCAGGCAGACGCGCTTGAACAGACCGTTCTTGACCGCATCGCCGAAACTGTAGGTATGGACGATGAAGCCGTTCTTGCCTGCCTGGGCTTCCTTGATCAGCTCGTTAAACGGATTGGTGATGCCGTTGTGAGACGAGATGATGCGGATCTTACCGCCCCAGATGAGAAGCGCGCCGACGGCGTCGATCACGTCGCGAACGTCACGATGGAAAGCGGCCTCGTCGATAACGACGGTGCCCTGTAAACCACGAATATTTTCTGGCCGGGAGGACAGCGCCTCGATGCGGAAGCCTGAAGCGAACCGGATGATGTAGCTTGATATGGCCTGTGTGCTGCCGTCCGCTTTCTGGTCGAAGAAAATACCGTCCTCGATCGTCAGCATTTCCTTGGCGACAGTCTTGGTGAAGTGGGCGCAATAGCCGATGAATTCTCGGCCTTTCGGCTTGGTGTCGGGAATATAGAAGACGTTCTGGCCACCGGCCGAGCGCTTTGCCGCCGCAATCAATGTGCAGTCCAGCGCCTCGGCGAAGGTGATGCCGGTACGGCGACCCTTGGCGCACACCTTCAGGGCGCTTTCGTCCGCGATCCACTCGGCCTGGTGCGCCATGAGGACGCCTTCTGCCAACGGATCGAGTTCGTCCGGAATGTCGCCACCACGTGGCAGCTCTTCCATCAATTCCTTCGGATCGCGGGCGAGGACGGGCGGGTCTTTCCATTCGCCCTTTGGCAGTTCAACCATTGCTGCCATCGTCCTTCTTCATCGGACGAACGCCAAGGAACTCGCGGCGGGCGCGGGCGATCGCTTCCTTCGAGATGCCGGGCTCATTCGACAGGACATCGAGAGCCCTCTCGGCTTTGTCCTTCATATCGGCTTCGATCTTGCGGGCCTTCTCTTCGGCTTCCAGCTTCAGGCGACGACTGGACGATGAGGCCTGCGCGGCCGACGCCGCACGCAAGGCATTGGCGAGTTCCATCGCGCCTTTCGGGCTGATGCCGGCATCACCGCCCGCCTGGAGCAATTCGAAGATGAGGGTTTTGATTGCCTCGGCGGCAATCAGGGTGAGGTCGTCGGAGCCGGCCGCGTCCATACGTTCTGAGATTGTCGCGGCGATCTCGCGCGTCTGTTCAAGACGCCGTGTCATTTGTGACAGGCGAATGGCATGGCGGTTGAATGCGGAGAATGATGGAATATCAAAGCCGAGGCCAAGTTCGCCCTGGAGCGCAATTAGCTTCTCTTTGAACTCGCCATAGATTTCGAGTTGCGTCCGGCTCCGATCAGCAAGCTCCTGCGCCGCCCAGGCGATCACAGGTTCGCATTCTTCCGGTAGCATATCGATGGCGGTCAGCCGTCCACGTCCCTTCGCCATGATCAAACCTCTGGCGACGGCCGGTTGATGCCCTCGATCAGACTGCGGCGCTCAACGTGATCGACGCCGGCACGCGTAATCGTTGCGATCTTGACGGTGCCCGCCTCAACGAGTGTCACCGCACCTAGCTCCCGCAGCTTGTTCAACTGAGTGCGCACCCACTCCCGAGAACGGTTATGGCCGAAAGTTCCAAGCAGCGCCGTCAGCAGCACTTCGTTCATGCGGCCGTCGAGCTGATCGTTGAGGCCGCGCAGAATGATGAGGCGGGCATCACGCGCGGAATGTTCTTCAAAGCTGAGATGCGTCATGGTTTGGCGTCTTCCCTCAGGTAGTCGTCGATGCGATGGACAGTGCGGGAGACGCTGGCAAGCGTCTCGGTTAGGGTGCCGACCGTGCCCTTCATATCGGCCATGGCGAGGCGGATATCGTTCACCATGTCCTTGCTCGGCATATGCTTCAGTTCGCCTTCAACGGTTTGAATGCGGCGATCGTGATCGGTCAGTTTCTTTTCGTTAGCTTCGAGTTTCTTTGCATTTGCCGCTTCGCCGCTGCCAAAGAAGATTTTCAGGTGCCCGAGGATGGCAATCACCGCGAGGACGACGCCCAGCCATGAGCCAACAATATTGATATCCATCATCGGCCCTTCTTTTGGCGCTCGTGGCGCTCCTGGCATTTGAAACAGCGGCGTGCAGATGGACAGGCCGCACGACGTTCAGGCGAAATTTCAGAGGGGCAGTCCTCGCAATAAAGTCGACCAGAAATTCGTAAGGCGCGGGAGGCCGCTGTAATCTGCGCCTCCCGTTCCTCCTGTGCTCGCCGATCGGCAAGTTCGAAATCCCGTTCTGACATCAGCGAGCCGGAGAACTTGCGACAACCGAGGGGTTGATGTTCAGCAAGGTTGGTGCCGCTGACACCAAAGACGGCAGCTTCGACAGGATGATATGCTTCAGTGCCTCATCATCGACGCCGAGGGCGGCGACCGTGTCCGGGTTCTTGTCCTTCACGTAGGTGATCGCATCTGCAATGACGCCCGCCGAGGCTGCAAGCGATGGCGGTGCGCCCAGCTTGGCAAAGGCGTATTTCAGCCCGTTCTCGGCGGCGAAGTGCAGCGCGCCCCGCAATTGGCCTTCGACCTTCAGGCGCGTAGCCTGGTCAGTGATCCCGAGCAGCCGAATAAATTGGGCAATGACCCATGTCACCAGAACGCTGAGTAAAGCCTCAACGAAAGGCAAGCCGTAGGAAATGGCAACAGACAGCAGTGATGGATTGTCGGACGCCTGCCCGGCGTCGGCCGCAAAGGCGTACGGCGTAGCGATCCATAGGAAAAGCAGTGCAGCTATTGCGAAGGCGAAGAGACGCAGCGGAAAGATGTCGTCGAGAACGGGGAGTAGCTTGCGCATCGTGGCTCCTGATGGTTGACGGTGTTAGTTGGAACCGCTCGACTTTGCGCGAGCGGCGTTGATGGCGTTCAGAGCATCGAGCACCTTCTGCGGCGCGCTTTGCAGCGTGACGGATGGCGGGTCGGCGCAGAACTCCTGGGCGGCGGCGAAGGCCTCGGCCTCCGTGTCGATGACAGACTGCGGGAACTTGAAAACCAGCCTGAGGAAGCTGAAGGCGAGATCCGCCTGCGCAACCTTCGGGCAGTATTCCGAAAGGCCGCTCTGGATCTTGTCATTCGCCTGGTCGACTTTCTCTGTGGTCACGCAACTGGTCATAGCTGCAGACGCAAGAGACAGGGTGGCGATCGCTGCAATGGATGCTAAGCGCAATGGAGCCTCCTAGGCTTCGTTTTTGGAGAGTTCGCCGCCAGGCGTCAGATAGACGCGACCGGGAACCGGCGCGTCGCCAGTAATGGGCCAGCGCGCGTCTTCGAGGCGAGCCTTTTCGACGCGCGTGATGGAGACGCTGTTGCTCTGATTGCCGCCGAGGACGTGATAGGCGGTCTTATCTTCTCCGACATACAGCCCGACGTGACCGCCGCCCGTGCGATGGAATGTGAGAATTGCCCCTGGGGCGGGCGGTGTCAGCGCATGTCCGAAGGTGGACCAGTTGAGAGCGCCCAGCGGGTTTGCGGGAAGATGCTCGCCCGGCAAGGTCGATCCGATGCAATGCGCCATGAAGAGGCCGCACCAGGCGATATCGTCATTAGTGTAGTAGTCGGTGATCCAACCGCCGAGCTTCTTCGCCCAGGAAATGATGATTGGGTCTGACTTCGCGCCGGCAATCTCTTTCAGGCCCATAAAGCGCCGAGCTTCGCGCATCCAGGCCGGCTCGGCAGGGGCGGCCGGAACCTTCTGGAACGTCACGGAATTGGTCGATTGATCCTGACGTAAGAGATTAATGGTCTCTGCGGTCGCAGTGCCGGTGACCTTCAGGTCATTCCTCTGCTGAAAGTCCGCAAGGTTGATACCGATGGCCCGCGCTACCGAAGCGCCCGGTCCAGACGACCACACGCCACGCGACTTGAGCCGCGCGATCAACCAATCGTCAAAAGTCTGCATAAAAAAGCCCCATCAAAACCGGTTCGATGGAGCGAGACTAACTGTCCGAGGCAGAGCTGATCATGCCCGCAAAGGCTGGCGGGTGATCAGAACATTTCAATCTGGCGGGGATCTTTCTTGCGGCGAGGCCCAAGTGGCTTTTGTTTCCGTGCCCGTTTCAGAAGGCGTTCAACACCGCTTTCCGTCAGGCCAAGCCGTTTGGCTATGTCTCGGTTGCTCAACTCGTCACTGACATAACGCCGAGCGCGAAACTCACGAGCAAGCGGAACTCTTATATAGCCGCCCGGATACGATTTGGCTAGACGATGAGCAGCATCATTGCCGATGGTCGCGGACAGCTCGCTTCGCGAAAGATCTGCCGGCACATAAAGCCGAACGCCCGCATGGGCTTCGACCAGCGAGAAGAAGCCATCTTCGCCGAGCAGCGCCAGAAGGTCGTTGAACAGGTCTTCAGCCACGGCGCACCTGCAACTTCTGTTCGATGACCAGGATCTGGCTTGTCACAGCTTTCAATTCTCCGATGGTTTCGAGGCGGCGATGTTCATGTGGCTTAAGGTTCTGAAGGCGGATCAAAAGCGCTTCACGGCGGTTTCGAAGCCCCTTCAATTCATCATTGAGAAACAGAGGCAGAACCGCCGCCATGATCAGATCTCCGGGTTCCAGCGAATGATCACACCCTCGAACCGGCTTCCCTGGTGGCTTTCCTGCAAGAACCGACCCATGGTTTCCCGCGCCGTCGAACCGATCAGTCGGGCCGGTGCGAGGCCGGCGAGCCGGCCGGGATCGAAGCCGTCCGAAATGGCGAAGGGCTCGATCTCGTCCCGGTGCAGTGGCCGGCCGTCGATCTCGATATACGCAATGCCGGCGTCGATCAGGTCGCTGGACATGATGACGATCGGCACGACCGCGATGCAGGCAGGATCGGCGATGATCTTGCGGCAATGGCGCGTACGCAGACCGACAAAGAGCTGCAGTTCCTCGCCGACATGGGCGTGACGGCGGCGATGCCCACGGATGGTGTGGGTTTTCGAGTGGTCCTCGATCTGCGGCGCGAAATAGGGTTTGAAACCATAGGCAACCATCACTCGGCCGCCTTTCTCGCGCGGACGCGTTCGCCAAGAGCGTTCATGACCGCTTGCCAATGCGACGGCCTCAGGTCTGCCAGCCATGCGATGCTGATCCCTGCCAGCCGCGCGGCTTCGTCGTCGAACCCTTTTCGCACAACCAGGTCAGCGCCTGGCTGCAGGATCTTCCACTGTGCCCAGGCGATCTTCGCGCCGTCGCTGGCCAGCCATTCGTAGCCGTTGGTGTTGCCAAAGCCGACGCCGGCTTCCCTGGCAAGCCAAGCCTTCAACCCTTCGATCGCCTTGGCGGCATCGTCCGGATAGACTAGGAAGCGGGTATGGTCGATACCGGTCTGGCGTTTCACGAATGCCAACATGGCCTTGTCGTCGCGATCACGGGCGACACCGAGATTCCAGGCGGCGATCCATAGCGCCTGGAGCTTCTTGGCATACTTCCCGGTAAGCTTCTTCCTACCGTCCTGACGACGGGCTGCGGGCTGGAAACCGAGGCGGCGCAACTCCGTCACCACGGCTTCTTGTTCGGGCGGCTTCATCAAAGTGAGGCGAGCTTTGCCGGTGACGCGTTCGTAGAGCGCGCGCCGATCGGCGTCGTCGGAAATGCCGAGCTGTTTGAAGCCAGCGTGGATGGCGGCAACGGAGGAACTCATACCAGCTCCCCCAATACTTCCTCGCCAAGGCCACGCCCGAAGGCAACAGCCCTGGCGGCATCAAGGTCGGTGGCGATGATGACGCCGCCATACCAGCGATCGCCGGCCTCATCGCGGAACCGCGTATTAAAGAGGATGCGACGGGCTTTCAGCAATTGGATCTGTCTGCGGCTGAAACCGAGGGTATCATCAAAGGGGATGCCATCTGCGATCGGGCAATTTGCATCCACAACAATAGCGGTAAGTCCCATCGCGGCGGCCTTTCGAGTCAATGTCGTGGTTTTAGGGCTAACGGAGGAAGTGATTGCTGTCTTAGCGAGCAGCGCTATGCGGTTTCCGTTCGGCTGCCAGACCGTTGCATTGTGCAATTGCCGCAGATACGACTTGGCATTGACAAACTCCCTGCCACCCAAGCGAGTATGGTTATGAACCGAGGATGTTGAACGCAAATGCAACCCCACATCAAACATGCGCTCATCGTGTTCGCCCTCCTGGTGGTTGCCATGGCGTTGATTCCGCCGGCGATCGTGGGCTGGCAGGCTCAAGCTAAGGACTTCAAGCCTTTCGCTTCTGGCTTCACAACCTTCCTCTATAATTACCAAACGCTCATCACTGGTGTGCTCGCCATCATCGGTGCGGGCATCACGGTTTATCAGATGCGCGTGTCGGACAGGGCCGAAACGGAGAGGCATGAGAAGTCGCTGAGAAGCGCGGCGGTTCAGCATCATCAATCGCTTATGAATGCTGCAGAGCAACATCGCGAAGCGCTTTTCGCTGCGAGCCGGCGTGATTACTTGATGGTAGAGCGAGCGCTCATACCGCAGGTCCGAGATTTGGATATGGCAATCAAGAAAATGATGTTGCCACCACCTGCAGAGCGCCCAACACTTACGTTTGAAAACTTTCAGAAAGTGTGCGCGAGCAGCATATTGTGGAAGTCCGGAATAATCGAAATCCAAAGCATCCTCGATCGACCGGATTTCAAAGCGGGACGCGAATTGTTCAATGGAACTCTGAGTAGCCAATGCGATAGATTGCAGGTTTTTATGATCAGGGAGCTGTTGCCAGTGATTGAGCGGCTCTTGGCATCGGCCGGTGACGGTGAGGGCATGCGTCGCTACTTTGAGATGAGACAAATGGATATGCATAGCGTGCTCGCTCGGCTGCTTGTTTTCCGAACGGAATTTGGAACTTTGTTGGACCACCTTTACAAACTGGGTGAGCAGTATGCCGAATTTCCTGAAGGACATGTCCTCACTCGTCTTCGCCCATCGTGGTAGAAGAACCGGACAATCACCAAGGCGATCATAAGGGCCGGTCAAACGCGGGGCTTTGAGGCAGTCTTTACAGGTCTCTGGGTGCCGATCGATCTCTATGAATGGAAGATTGAAATTGCGTGATTGGATGCTCGACATCGCCTCTCCTCACACTTTTGCTAGATCGATCGTGACAGATTTCCAGCTCTCGCTAATCGCAGTGCGCTTGTAAAAGCGCACGTATTCCTTGCTGCCGGTGATACGCATGGCATCGCGGATTGCCTGCATCGCATTGGTCCAGCGCTCGTCTGCAATGTCCATTCGGAGCAACATGAAGATTTCCGCGCGGTTGACCTTCCCTTCCTTGTCGGTGTTGAAGGCGCGAGTGATGATGGCACGGATTTCGGGGCGGCTATCTGCAGCCCATTCGTTCAAGCACTCGTCGAGTAGCTTCTTTGCGATTTGGAGCTGCGGGCCGAAGTCGATGAAATCCGCCACCTGCACGGTGACCTTCATCAGACCATCGAATGTCTGATAGGTGCGATTGCCTTTGGCACCGCCGATCTTGGTGTTGTATTCCTGTGCCAGCAACGCGTCGAAGTCGCCCAGATCGGTCATAGTGTGACCTCGGAACCGTGCAATCTGAGCCGACAGATCGTCGGCAAAGCTAATGATCTTTCGCACCACCTCATCCTGCAGCTTATCCGCTGCTGTGATCATCTCCAGAGGCACAAGATTGCCCTTGGCATCGGGCATGTAGCTGTTACCGTTGACAAGGACGAGGCCGGTTTCTGGTTTATCTTCGAGAATGACTGCGTTCATGGCTTTAGCCTTTGCTGTGCTGGAAGGTTTTCTTGGCTGAGTAGGCGAGCCGCAATTTGCTTGCGGCCAGCACCAGGGCGCGGAGAGCGGCTTGCTCGGCACGCGCGGTCTGCGAGGCGTCCACGCGGTTGCATGCGGAGATCACATCGACGATCGCGTCGTTGACGGACGGGAGGCCAAGCTGCGGCGTTGGTTCGATGCGCTGTTGCTTCACCAGAGCGAAGGTGAGCTCCGTCGCGACGTTGGCGGCATCAGACAGCCGGATCGTGAGGACGCCGGATTTCATGGGCGCTCTCCCAACTGTGGTTCACCAGCTGAGAATGCGCGAGGGGCAAGCGAAATGACCTTGCCGTCGTCCGTGTCGGCGGTGACCGGCAGATCGCCGGCCAGCCGCTTTTCCATATTCTCACAATCGGCAATGACGTAATCGAGCAACTGGCAAATATCTATGGCAATATCCGCCGATATCGATCCGCCGAAAAACGCGTGGCCCCGCATCGCATCGCGCAGTGTCGACAGCTTCTGTGAGGAACGGATCATCCCTTCCTCCCGAAATCCGGCCGGATGATCTTGGTGTCCCCGATCATGAGATTGCCCAATGCCTGGGTGGCGAGATCATTGACGACCGCACGGCCGACTTCGCCGGCCTCGGCAAGCCGGAATACTGAAAGCTCCTGCTCCTGATTGTGCGCAAGACGTGCCAGCGCCGTCAGAAATGTGGAGAGGTCATCGAGCTGGTCCGGGCCAAGATTGGCGCAAGTCTTCGACTTTTCCCGAAGATCGTCAGCGATGGCGAACAGCTCCGTGGCGAGTGACATCATGCCATGTCCTCCACATCGCGCATCTTCCAGGCGGACTGGATGTGCCGAAGCTCGACATTGCTGCCTTCACCGATCGCGGCCATGGTCGCCATTCGCATGGTTTTGTCGATCTGACGAAACGCGCCGCCCTTCATGCCGACGCCTGTCAGAAACTTGACGCAGGTCGGATCGGTGACGTTCCAGGCGGCAATGCAGGTTGCCAAGTCGTCGTCGTATGGCTGCGTGCGATGAAGGCGCTTGCCAATGCGGCTTTTGAGCTGGGCATAGGAACGGTCGCTCCGATGCTTGGTGAAGCGGCTGTAGACTTCCGAGTTGCCGACGATGGCAACGCCGCATTCATACACGTCGACGAAGTAGCGCAACTGATTGAGCGCCGCGTCGTCAAGGTGCTGACCTTCATCGACGATCAGAAGCGTTCCGCCACCCGATCTACGCAGTCGCATGCCGATGGCGCGGGCCAAGCGTGCGGGATTATGCTCGCGGACCTCCAACTGTTCCGCCAATTCCACCAGCATACCATGGACGGTTTTTGTGCTTTCCGTGACCGTGGTGTGGAAGACGAGCGGGCGCGTGCGGGCAAACTGACGGCATGTCGCTGTCTTGCCCATCCCCGCGCCGAGAGTGATCATTACGAAATCGGGAGCAACCTGCGCCCAAGTCAGCGTTTCGATGATCTCAATCGAACCACGCAGGGGCATGTAGGGTGGCGACTGTGGGATCGCTGCCGCGATGCCAGCGGTTTCCTGAAGAGCGTCGAGCCATTGCGCGACCTTCTCGTTCAAGCTGTCCAGGCGACCCTCATACTTGCCAGAATAATACTGGCTGAAGGTGCCATCCGGCATGTCGATACGCCTTGCGACCTCGGCCTTCGTCCATCCGTAGGTCTTTCCAACGGCAATGATGCGGTCGATGAGTGTAAGCCACAGATCGACATCGGCCCTAGACTTGTTCCCACCAACTTCGGGAGTGCGCGATGGGCGATCCCAAGTTTTGAGCTGGCTTGTGCTGTTATACATGTTCATTTAAAATGGCTCCGTGGATGCCCTTCGGGGCTGATTATGGGCGGGATTTCCCGCCCTTCTTTTTTCCGGAACCGTACGCATTACTTTTCGGCTCTACATGGACGCCGGACGCAGTACTCACCGGCGTATTTCCCGAAGGAAATTCAATGACCCCGTTGGCCTGGACGATGCCCAGGGCGCGGGAGAATAAGGTTTCAAAATGCTGCTCGCTGATGGCGTCGGCGGGCGCTTGGGTGGGTGCCAGGGCAAGGTTGCCGCTGGTGACCAGGCGTGTGACCGTGGGCCGGACTTTCTCCGGTTCAGCTTTCGGCTTGTCGCCTCGGGAGTAGATTTCGCCGAGCTGCTGCGCCGTGAGCGTGGCGTGGGCATCGGCGACCTGCCGTACTGCCTTGATATGGTTCTTCACCAGGCGGGCCTGCATACGGGCGTCATCGACATTGTCGAAGCCCGTATTCTCGATGCATTTCGCCTCGCAGATGAGACGGCTTTTCAGGTCATAAACCTTGACGGGCTGATGCAGAGCGTCGGGATCGAAGCGGATCACAACCTTGTCGCCCGCGTACTGGTTGAGGGCGACATTCCAGTAGCGGTTGCCCTGGTAATGAATTTCGCCGCTGCCCTTCTTGGTCTTGATCGCCTCGGAAGCGAGGAGCCAAAGAGACGCCTGGGCTGATGTCGGCTGGCGTACGATCGTGGATGACGCGTGCATGCTCGCCTCGAAGGTCTGCATAAAGCTTCGGCCACGGCAGTTTTCAGCGCGGCGGCCTAGCTGCTCGTTGTGGTCCTCGATTTGCCCTGCGACATGGCGGCGGAAGTCCTCATAAGGGATCGCGCGCGTCATGTAGTTTTCCGGCTTCGCGTCCGGCTTGTTGCCGGTGTACGCGCCGCTGCAGAAGGGATGCTTTGAGATCGCCTCGGCGAGATCGCGCCAGGCGCGCTCAATCGGCTTCGACTGACCGGCGTATGGGCGGGTGAAGTGGACATCGATGCCGAGCGTGGTGAGCAAGCCGCGAGGATCTTCTGGTTTTACCTTGAACCGGAAGCGCTGCACTGCGTCGCCGCTGATCCATTTGGAGGCAAAGGCCTTGCCGTTGTCGATGTACATGGTCTCGGGGATGCCGTAGCGCTCGACCATGCCCCCGATGACCAGGCGCACGGCTTCCCACGTTTCGGCCTCGGCCAAACGATGCGAGAGGATCAGCCCGGAGTAGAGATCCTGAATGCCAATGAGATAGAAGCGCACCGGCTTCTTGTTCCAGGGCACATCAACGAACACGTCGATCTTGTGCCCGTCCATGTTGACGGCTTGCATGGCATGAAAGTGCGCGCGGCTGCGGCGCTGTGCCGGGACCAGCGTTCTTGCCTTGTCCTTACCCTGCCGCTTCAGTAGTGCTGCTGCCTTGCCAACCTCGGCTTCCATCCGACGACGGAGTGTGCGCTCGGAAGGGACAGGCTCCCACCCATTGCGCTTGGCAGCTTTCGCCATGCGGCGATAGCAGGCGGAGAATGCAGGCTTCTCGGGACGCAGATAATCCGACGTGAGGACTTCCCAAGCCCTGGGATGGCATTCCGCCAGATCGGCAACAGTGCCATCGTTTCCGGCAAAGTCGGGAGCGAGCGCCGCCAGATGGTCCTCGGGATCAAGGCCCTCGGTCATCTTCCGCCATTCGTAATAGGCTGACTTCTGGACACCGGCATCAAATGTGGCCATCGCAACGGCGGCATCGCGGCGGATCGAACGATCGCGCACCAGCTCTTCGACGCGACGAAGCACCTTCAGCCGCGTTTCACAGATGGCTTTATGGTCCTTTGAGAGCCTGTTGAAGCGTGCCAAAAGGGCCTCCTTCCGAGCCTTCGCTGCCTTCGTTTCCGCTTCGGTCGTGTCGGCGGTGATGAAGGTGAGCCGATCTCTGGCCTCTTTCGGCAAGAGCGAAACGTGATACTTGAAGCCGCCACCGCCTTCACGGCCGGCCGCCTTGCAGAAGAGGGCAGGGTTTGAACGCCAGCCGTCCGCCTTCGCTTTCTTGGCGAAGCCGCTGAGTGAGCCGGGTAGGCCTGGCAGGGAGAGGGCGAGGAGTTCACCGAAGGTTAGAAATTCGCTCATGCCTTTCCGCCTCTCTTCGCTATGGTGACGGGTCGGGCTGACTGGCGGCGGATTTCCGCCTCGATGCGCTTGCGCTCTTGGCGAAGCCGGGCGATTTCCGCGAAGCGCGCTTCGTCCCCGATCAGAACGGTGACGCCCTGGATGGATGCGACTTCATCCCAAAGCCAAAGGGCGCCCGTGGCGTGCACAAAGGCAGTGAAACGGATTAGCGTGACATCGTGACCGGTCTTACTCTCCGCCGTATAGGCATCGAGTGCGGCCTTGCTGATGTTCGCCAACCCGAGATACTGCGCCATGCGAGCAACAATCGTTGCACGATCGTGCGGGCACTCGCGGATAGCTCGAGCCATCGCGCGTTTGATCTTGGCGCGATAGCGGTCGACGTCGATAGATTGGACCGGCATGCGAACCGGGAATATCTCGCGGCTCCAGAAGTCGAGCTGTGACGGATCGGTCTTCATCGAGCCTTCTCCATCGCCAGCTTGACCTGATTGCGCAGCTCGTCGGCAACGCCGGCCTCGACCAGCATGTCGAAAACAAACAGTACTCTGGTCATGCGATCGGCCGACTTCCAGGCGCGATCGAGATCAACGCGAACGGCGCGTTGCTTGTCGGCCTCGGAAACCTCTAGTGGCGGCTCTTTCGCAGCCTCCAGCACCTTAGAAAGGTCGGGCTCTTTCTTGAGAGCGGCTGCAATCTGCTGTTGCCGCTTCGGGCCTTCCTTGGCGAGCTTCAGGAGCATCGACTGATTGTCGGCCGTAGGCGTGCCGCGAAGCTGAGTGCGGAGCATCGGATGCAGGTTCTGAGCGATGCGATTAAGCCGCTCAATGGCACTTCTGGAGATGCCCATACGGTCGGCCACATGCTGCGCGAATGCATTTACGTCCGCATCGCAGGCTATTAATTCCGTCAAGTTGACGGAATTTGACCGCCGACCCGGCTCGACCTTCCCGTACTTCCTTTCCCATACGTCGCGGTATGTTTGAACGAAGACTGCGCGGTCCATAACGGAAAGATCGTTACGGAAAAGATTTTCGGTGACCTCGATCAGTTGAGCTTCGTCCTTGTCGCCATCGACGACAATGGCTTCGATTTCAGGCTCGCCATTCAGCTCAAAGGCCCGCAGCCGATGAGCCCCGGCAACCAGTGTCCAGTTGCCGCCCTTTGCCGCAGGTGTTGAGCGGACTGTGATCGGGTTGATAAGGCCGTGTTGGACAATGCTCTGAGCGATCGCAAGCGCATGCTCTTCCTCGACCGCCCGCAGGCGCTCGGGAACCACGATCTGATCGGTGGGAATAAGCTTGAACTCGGCCATCACGCGGCCTCCGCAGCTTTTGCCAGCTCGGCCATGAACAGGTCGCCGGCGCGAGAAGCTGCGCGATGGTACATCCTGTCAAAGACACCGTCTTCGCGGCGGGATTCGATGACGCGAACAGCCATCAACATCGTCGAACGTGCGATGCCGAGCATCGCGACGACGCGCCGACGAGGAACGTTGAATTCGTCGTGGAAGATGTAGAGCGCGACCTGTCGCGCAAGAGCGGCATCCAACATGTGATTGGGTGGGCTGATGAGGTAACGCAACGGCAGGTGCGAGAAGTGCTGCTGCGAGGCCTTGTAGCAGCAGGCCAGCATGACCGTGAGGCGTTCCGGTTCGGAGTAGGGGTTCATTAGAATGCTCCCATCTGGTGAGCGACGGCGAGAGCTGCGGCAACCGTGCCTGCAACCGTGGTGCTGCCGACGAGTAGCCATTCCAGTAGCCGGCAAGCCGGTGGAATGGTGGGGATGAAGGGGTTCCGAGCGCCAATTTTCCCGTGCGTTTTCGTCATTGTGGCGTCCGGCGGAAAAATGGATTGTTGGGGTGTGGCGCGGACGGTAGCGGCACTGGACAGCCGGGGTTGAGCGATAGACACCCTGCCGACCAGCTCAGAAGGCTGGCGCCGGACAAAAAGGGCTAGAACAGTCATCCGTCCGCGCCTTGTCATGCAACGGCCCTCTGGCTGTCTGAATAGACAACAGAGGAACGGCGTCCCTGGCGGTAGTTCGCCATGGGTTGGGGGGAGTGGCGACGACCGTCAGCCCGGTAGCGGGAACGCCAAAGCAGATGGGGGCGCGTGCCCAGTGCCGCCGCGATGGCGCGCTCGCCCGCAAGGTGAGGTTCGTACAGGGTGTTGCCGGCCGTTCCGGTCGGCAGGCCATATTGTTCGTCGATCCATGTCAGGGTTAGTTTCTTGACGAGGAGCTTGCCTTTTATGCGAGCAACCTCCTCCAGGCGCTTGCGTTCTTCGCGGGCAATCTTGCCGCTGGCAGTACCAGAATGCATAAGTAGTCCTTCCAGAAGGGAGGCCCTGGACCGGCCTCCTTTTTTGGGATGTTGAAATCTGCGAACACAGAAAGGGGTAACCCAAAACGGGTGTGTTGTAAACACCCAATTTGGGTGCGTAGCATGGCGACTGACAAGGAACTTTGGAAAGCCGCGGGCAAGCGCCTTGCTACGGCGCGATTGAACGCCGGGTATGCTTCACAGAAGGCATTTGCGGCTGCGGTAAATCTCGCGGAGCCCACGATCGCAAAGTACGAGCAGGGTGCGCGTGAAATACCAATTTCGCTTCTCTACTGGTTGTCGGACCAGCACGGCGTCGACATAAACTGGGTGATTACCGGATTGGGCGATGCGCCCGTCGCTGCTTCGGAGAGCGTACTATCGCCGCGAACTGAGAGACTGGTGGGCGCTTTGGAGCCGCTCATCCAATTAATTGAGCGTGTCTACGAAGAGATGGGAGTTACGCTCCCAGGCAATCAGAAGGCGAAAGTTCTCACTCGATGGTATGAAAATCTCTTGGCGAGAATTGGTGAGAACGACGATTTGCAGAGCGTAACTAAGTCGTTGCAATGGGTGGAAGACGGCATCCGTGCTGAGTTGAGAAACAAGGCGGAAAACCTGTTATCGAGCAAACGCACGGCCTCATGATCGTCAAGCCAAGCCTGGATCAACAGAGTTTCCGGCAACATTCGACAGTTCCCGGCAAGTTAGGCCAGGTGACGAGCATCGATGATTTGAGGTTGAGGGTCATGCAGTTCGTGGAAAGCATGACGAGCTGACCGCGTGACGCGGTCAATGACCTAGAAATACTGCATGATAATTAATGTGCCCCCACGGCATTGCTAGACAAAGAAGTTGAAGCTAGTGACGCCGGAACCCACTCGCAAGGGGCGAGTATGCTTCCGGGTCTATGTGACTTTAAGTATGCTTACTTTCGCGCCTGATATTTTAGGCGTCATCGTTTTCGGGAGGTTGTTTGCTGGCCGCGCGCTCCAGGCGTTGCAGTTCTCTAGAAACTGCATCGCGGATGAATTCTGCACGCTTGTTCTTGCCAACCAGGGCGTCAATACGTTTGTCCATGCCTTCCGGCAGGCGCACAAGTATTGCTTTCACGTTGAGTGGTGGTCGCCCCATGCGACGGGAACTATCCGATATCGGAAAGTCAGTCAATCTCGCCTCCAGACAGCACACATAAGCGATATCTCTTATAAACGTATAACCGATATCGCTTATGCCTTCAACGAAAAACCGGCCGAGGTGATCGGCCGGCAATGTTGCGCTCTTGGGAGGCCGTAACGTTCAGCTACGGTCTTTCGAGCCAAGTCTAGGATGTTCGACCCCATAGTATCCGGCCATAAGCTTTGCTGCCTTCTGGCCGCATGAGCACTTCAACCGCTTCTCTATGACCTTCAGCTGCGCGGTGTGTCCGGCCTTTTCCTCTAGAAACAGGCGGTTTACCTCGCGCATCTCGCCGCACGCGAGGCATCGAACCATGAAAATCGCATCATGGGGAATGACGTTAAGTGATCCAAAGTCAGCGTTTGTCGGCAGGAATTTTCGCGACATGTTTCAGTCTCTCGTCATCTTTCGCGCCACGAATTCGTTGCGCTCCTTGTTGTTGCACTTCGTACAGCGCAGATATCGGCGCCAATGCACGAAAGGCGTACGCAGGCCCCGGCGGCTAAGCACTCGTCGACTAAGCGGAGCATTATGACGGCAGCGGCTGCAAAGGCCGCGCAGTTCCCACCATTCCGGTAGATCAGCTAGGGCGATGTAGGTCAGGAGAGCGACATCGCCGGCCGGAACGATAATCATGCCTCGCGTAAAGGTCAGCGGGAAAGCTGAGGCCTTCGGCGGCATCAGCGTGCCGAGTGACTGGCGACGAGGCGTCGGCTCGATGCTGTCGATATAGGCCATCCAATTTCCGCGCATGCTCTATCATCACGCCGACATCATTCGTCGTCGTCTTCGATGACAGGAACTGGAACCACGTATTCTTCGCACCACTGGTCAATGGCTTCGTCCGGTGTTGCCCCATCAAACCACTGCACGCGTGATGGAATGCCTTCGCCTCTATAAACGATAGCTGCAACGCCGGCTGCCTCGCACCAAGCAACCTCGATCCAGTTGCTAGATGGGCCGGTGTTAGTCCAGCCGTTGAACCGTTCTTCGCCCTTACAGAGGAATATGAACTGGCTTGCTGATTCAAGTTGCGCGACCGCCCGCAGCAGCAGCGGATCTGCCTCTGTGGGTTCCATTGGGCGCAATATTGTGAAATAGCCGCCGTCAAGATCGACGCTCGGCCAACGGCCGATTTCCTGAAAATACCTGTCTCTCAGATACACTTTTCCATCCTCCAGATGCTACGCGCATGGCGGTTCGTGAGTGGTTAAATTGTGGGTTGGTATGAGACAGCAACATTAGCCGCCGAGATCGGCAGCATCATCGCTCTCGCCTCATTTGTTCTTATTATGTTCTTGTTGAGGAAAGAGTCAAGCGTAGCACAATCGCTGAAGTGACTAGCAATGGCGTGTGCCATGCCAAACTAGATGGAGGGCGAAAACCGGGCCACTTCCTTAAGTTCAACTAGCATTCTTGGATCTACAATATGCTCCATTTCGCCGAGCTTGTTGGCGCTATGATCGTTCGGACCTGTGATGATCGCCAAGGGCTCTGCGATCGCTGTGAGCAAGACACCATCGCATCCGTCGATCATGCAGAGTCCAGACGCGAATCTCCTCGCGACCTTTTGGTCAGTCGACCAATTGAGCCCGATCCGTCCAGCCTCAAGTTCGCTGGAGCGCTCCCCGCGATACAGAACTAATCTGCCACCATTGTAAGGCGGGAAAACCCGGCGAAAGGCGCGGATAAACAGGTCGTCATCCTGGATGTAATCTCGAGGGCGAAACCCTCTCTCTGTCCAATTCAAATGTAGCGCCTCTCGGAAATCATCAGACACCCGTTCGCAGCGCGTCGCGGCCTCCAAGACCTTTCGATAGGCAACCCCGGCGTCCTCGTCGATCTTGTCGAACGCTCGCCTGAGATCATCCGCCGGCCCGCCGTGCATAGCTGCGATGGCGTACTCCACCGCTTCATCCAACGACAACGGCGGAGGAGGAGGATCGGAGGGGGCTGTGGGAAACCTTATATGTAGTATCCCGATACGTGGGTTCTCGGTGCTTTGCTCAAAGTGCCACCATGAGGACGTGTCGTCTGTTCCATCGATATCAGTCATTGGTACAGACTAGCCTCTAGCTGGGCAAACCTCAACCAGGTCCAATGTAAGGCCAAATACCTTTGTTTTCTGGCCTTTTTGCATGGTCTGCCCGAGGTCTTCCCTGTAGGGCAAACCTCAGATTGGTTTTTCAATGCCTATGGAAGTCAATCGGTACCGTTGCCGGTCCTCTGGCCGCTTGCGCCACAGCTAGGTTTTTCAATGATTTGAAGATTGTCGAGGCTGTTTAAAAGCCTTTTTGAAGGCGGCTTTCAGATTTCGGGTTTTTACTGACTGGACGGCTTCTGAGTGCGTTTTTGCGCCGCCGCCCTGTCAAATCTTACATCCCGCTCAATTTGGCGAAGCGTTCCGAAAGCCCTTATATTTCAGGCAGTTCCCGACCATTCCCGTTTATTCCCGGTCGATCCCGGCTATTCCGGTTACTGCTGGCGGACAACAGTAGCCTTTAATTTTGTGGCAATATTCCTCTCTTAATGTGCATGGGCGGACTCCGACGCTGGAAATTCCCCCGGAATGCCTTTGCTAGTCGATTGTAGATTCTGTACTTCTGCCCTTTAGGATCTTCACCAAGCTTTTCACATCGTCATGGAACTTCGCTGCCGCTTTCAGCGCATTCTGATAAAAAGCCAGGTTGCTGCGGACGTGGAGCCGGCGTACTTGGACGGGTCGGAGACGACCTCAAGGTATTGGAACTGAGGTCGGTGTAGTAAGCGAAGTCTGCCTAGGGGAGCGAGAACCAACACAAATCTCACCCTCATTGGAAATTTGTGTCGATATATTATTGCCTGACAGATGCTTTATTGTGCCGTCTTTACCGTAGCTCAATTCATACGAGCCCCCGTCGTGAAACGCTATTTTGTGCAGGGTATTCTCATCGGCATTCGTGATGAGATGGGCGCTGACATCTAATATATTTGCAAGCGTAACCTTGTTTACTTGCAACTTGAAGGTTACTACGCAATTTCCGTCGGTCGAGGTACTCACGATGGCGGCGGACGTTTCAGCGACCACGTTACCGTTGGTATAGATTGTCACTGAACCCCACGGCATCTCTATTGTAGTAGGTTGGTCTGTCATTTCACCCAACCATATTAAGGCGAGTGACCGTGACATCCACCGTCTCGCGAACGCTGATATGCTGTAGACCACCATCTTTACCTGCGACGGCAACGAACACTGCGGTGTTCTGTCCCATCGTTCTGACAGCTACGACCTGCAATGGATTGATGTGAATCGGCGGGTCTCCCGCCGTAGCAAAAGTGAGTTTTACAAGAGGCATGTATCTCTCCTCGATTGGTTGCGAAGAGAGAAGACATTACTACCGCTTGAGTCGCAAGACGGTATCTGATTTGAGCCTTCATTCTTGGCGGCTCACGTCGCGCCGTTGCTCCGGGCTATCCGCCCTCAATGGCATGCTGAAAAAAAGCTAACCGCCGGCGCGCGCGAAGCGTTGCCGTGGGCGAAGCTTCAAGTAGACGTGACTGAGGGCTGCTGACTTCGCAACAGCGCGATCATCATTTTTGGGAAACCTATTATGACGGATTGGTCGTGCGTGCTCATCAACAGCAGCTATCGCCGTTCGGAACATAATGTCCATTTTACAGCAGCGCTCCTGCGAACACTGCCGTTCTACATCGTCATCAAAACTACCCAGCGAGCCGGTTTCAGGCTCGATAATAGCGATGGTGCCGATAGCGGGGATGGTGGCGGTGATGCTTGTACCAGCCGCGGTGATGACCGCGCCAGTAGTGGCTCCGGTAGCTGCGATGCGGGTTCCAGTGATGCCGGTGATGGCGGGAACCGTGCCAGCCGCGATG